TTAAAAGTGATTGATATAATTAAAGACAGACTTAAAGAAGAGGAAGAAGAGGACAGAGATGAAATTTTAAAGCGATATGAAGAAATGGACGAATTGTTCAAGTGAGGTGGTGAGTATGAGAAAAATAGTAGCACACTTAAATGCAGATATTGCAGGGCATGACTTAGAAGTAGAATTTGAAGTAGAAGATGATGCGACAGAAGATGAAATTGATAAAGAGGCATTTCAACAAGTTATGAATTTCGCAAATTGGTACTAGGAGGAGGTAGAAAAAGAGTGATTCAAGGTCTAGCAAGGCAGATACTACAGCATTACGGCATCCTGCATCAAAAATCTAAGACTATCGAAGAGCTTGCAGAACTTATAGTCGCATTGCAAAAAGATATCCTTAATGGCAAGAAAGAGCATTCAAGGGCAGTACTGGAAGAGATTGCGGACGTTCATATTATGCTTACGCAACTGCTGGATGATGAGAGTGATAAGACAACCGTATCGCTTATAGTCGACAAGAAGCTAAAAAGGCAGATGAGAAGAATTAAGGCGGAAAAGAGAGAAGATAAAATATGCAAACATTGCAAATGGTACAAAGGTCCGTTTGCACGTATAGGTGTATGCAGTTATTCAAAAAGCGAATTATATGATACTTATGTAGATGATGACATGGCCTGTGAAAAATGGGAGGACTAAATGGCGATACAAAAAGATATAGTGATAAATCGAAAAGAATATCAGAGCATCCGAAAGATGGATCACAATCAGATGAATGTATACTTGCAAAACATTTATAAAAATGCTTACATGGACGGTTTTAAAGCTGGTACAGAGTCCGTACCGGGCATAGATATATCTAAAATCAATGAAATCTTGCTTGGAATAAAAGGACTTGGCACAAAGAGAGTTGAGTGTATAATCGCAGCACTTGAAAAGGAGTTGGCATGATGACGGCGAAAGAGTATCTAAGACAGCTTAAAACCTTAGATAATGTTATAAACGCTAAGTTATTAGAGAAAGAGCGTATAAGAGCATTAGCTACTAAGGTTACAAGCAACCTAGGGGAGAGGGTGCAAGGCGGTGGATCCGGAGGAATAGAGAACACAGTTATAAAGATTACAGAGCTCGAAATACAGATAAATGCTGATATAGATAAGCTGGTAGACCTTAAGGCAGAGGCTACACAGATTATAGATAGCCTGGAGGATAATAAGCACAAAGCAATACTGTCAATGTATTATGTGTCTAATCTAACCTTTGAACAGGTGGCAGAGAATACAGACATATCATCTAGGTGGGTGCGTAAAATACACGGGAAGGCCTTGAAAAAATTTGAAGAAATTTACAATAGTTCCTGTTAGTTCCTCCCACATCCGTGATATAGTGTATACGTGAAAAGTTTAAAGCAAGTATACTTTTTCATAATCCTCCTTTTGGGTTCGAGAGCGGTTTGGGCATTTTACCGCTCTCAGTTTTTCAAAGGGAATCGTTGTAATGAACCTCAAAGCTATTTTTCGATTAAGGCAGTCAAGTGTGGCTGTCTTTTTTGTATGCAGAAAGGAGCTGATGATATATCAAACTAACTTTAAAACAACAGAGATTTGCTGATGAATATATCATCAGTGGAAATGCGACAGAGGCGTATAAAAAGATATATACAAGAATAAAAAATGATAGTGTAGCAAGGTCGGCGGGCAATAGAATGTTGACAAATGTTAGCATTAAATCCTATATTGATGAAAAACTCAAAGAGTTATCAGATAAAAAGATTGCAGACCAACAGGAGGTACTTGCTTACTTAACCGCAGTGCTTAGAGGTGAAACGCAGTCGGAGATTGTAGTTGTCGAGGGAGTCGGTGACGGCTGTAGTGAAGCAAGAAGGTTGCAGAAGCTTCCTGATGAGAAGGAACGATTGAAAGCTGCCGAATTACTTGGTAAGCGTATGGGGCTGTTTAAAGATAAGATAGATGTTACTGCTAATGTGCCGGTAATTATATCCGGGGGTGATGAACTTGAAGACTGATGCCGTTAAGATTCATCTGCCAGAGATAGTTGGCAAAGGATATGGCACATATTGGCGCTACAAAGGCCGATACAGAGTTTGTAAAGGCAGCCGTGCGAGTAAAAAGTCTAAGACAACCGCATTATGGTATATATGGGCAATTATGAAGTATCCACAGGCCAATTTGCTTGTGGTCCGTAAAGTGTTCAGAACCTTAAAGGATAGTTGCTTTACAGAGCTTAAATGGGCGATAAGGAGACTAAAGGTTGAAAACCATTGGGAAGTTAAAGAATCACCGCTTGAAATGACTTACATCCCGACAGGGCAAAAGATTTATTTCAGGGGCCTTGATGATCCGCTTAAGATTACATCAATTACAGTAGAGCAAGGATATCTTTGTTGGATGTGGTTGGAAGAGGCGTATGAAATATCAAATGAAAATGACTTCAATATGCTTGATGAGTCTATAAGAGGCGCTATTCCTGATGATGTAAAACTGTTTAAGCAGATAACAATAACATTAAACCCATGGAATGAGCATCACTGGATAAAGAAAAGGTTCTTTGATGTTCCCGATGATGAAATTCTGGCAATGACTACAAATTATCTTTGCAATGAGTGGCTTGATAAAGCTGACTTAAAGGTATTTGAGTCGATGAAAAAGAACAACCCACGAAGGTATCAAGTCGCAGGTCTTGGTGAATGGGGAATTGTCGAAGGTCTTGTATATGAAAACTGGGAAGAAAAGGCATTTGATATAAATGAGGTTAAGAAGATATCAACAATTCAGTCTGCTTTCGGGCTGGATTTTGGTTATACGAATGATCCAAGTGCTTTGTTCTGTGGCCTTGTAGATACGAAAAGCAAGACAATATGGGTATTTGATGAGATGTACAAGAAGGGCATGAGCAATGAGGCGATAGCGGATGAGGTTACTAAGATGGGATATGTTAAGGAACGTATAAGGGCTGACAGTGCGGAGAAAAAGAGTATTGACAGGCTTTATACTTTAGGTTTATCGCATATAACTGCTGCAAGGAAGGGACCTGACAGCATAGTTCACGGTATTGACTTTATACAGGACTACCACATAATAATTCATCCAAGGTGCGTGAATTTTATTACAGAGATATCCAACTATACATGGGCAAAGGATACTAAGACAGGAAACATGATAAACAGGCCGATTGATGATTTTAATCACCTTATGGATGCAATGAGATATGCTCTTGAGGATATATCAATGGGATCTGTATACAGTTTTGATTAAGGAGTGAAGATGTGGATTTCATAAAAAGAATAATTTTGGCAATAAGTCAATTTTTCAATAAAAAAAGCATAGTCGGTATTGATGGAATCAACATTCTAAAAAATGAGATACTGACATGGAAAGCATCCCCGGATAGACTTCTGCAGTTAAAAGGCGCAATGTACTATGACGGTATGCAGGATATACTGACAAGAAAAAGAACGGTTATCGGTGAGGGTGGAGAATTGCAGGAAGTAACTAATCTTCCGAACAACAGGATTATAGATAATCAGTATGCCAAGCTTGTTAATCAAAAGGCTAATTACTTGTTTGGTCAACCGTTTGTGGTAAGCACAGATAATACAGCCTATCTTGAATGCCTAAAGCAGGTATTCAATAAAAAGTTCATGAGGAGCATAAAGAAAGCCGGTAAATTTATGTTAAATACCGGTATCGCATGGATTTACCCAAATTATGACGGATCAGGGCAGCTTAGCTTCAAGGTGTTCCCCGGATATGAGATACTACCTTTTTGGGAAGATGACGAAAAGACAAGGGTAAGACTTGCGGTCAGAGTATATAGGACTGATGAGTATACTGCTGCAGGCCGTAAAGCTGAGATTGAAAGAGTAGAAGTATATGCCCCGCAAGGAGTGTATAGATTCATTCTAAACGGCGAAAGCTTAGAGAGTGATAATATATCGCCTTATAGCACATATGTGAATACTGACAGCGACAACTATAACTGGGGAAGAATCCCATTAGTGCCACTTAAGTACCACGAAGGCACTCCGCTTATAAAGAGAATTAAGTCTTTGCAGGACGGTATCAACATAATGCTCTCGGACTTTGAGAACAATATGCAGGAAGATGCTAGGAATACTATCCTTGTCATCAAGAACTATGATGGGCAGGATTTGGGAGAATTCAGGCAGAAGCTTGCGTTGTACGGAGCTGTTAAGGTCAGAAGCAATGATAGCGAAAAAGGTGGAGTTGATACTCTTGAGGTTAAGGTAAATGTCGACAACTACAAAGCTATTATAGAGATATTTAAGAAAGCCCTGATAGAAAACGGCATGGGGTATGATGCCAAAGATGATAGGATGTCGGGGAATCCTAATCAGATGAATATTCAGAGCATGTACAGTGATATTGACTTAGATGCAAACGATATGGAAACAGAACTGCAGGCGGCCTTTGAAGATTTACTTTGGTTCGTTAAGGCTCACCTATCCAATATGGGATTAGGGGACTTTGAAGATGAAGAGGCAACTATCACATTTAACAGAGACATATTGATAAATGAGACTGAGGCCATAGAGAGTTGTGTTAAGTCGGTAGGCATCTTATCGGATGAGACTATTATAGAACAGCACCCTTGGGTTGATGATGTACAAAAAGAGCTTGAGCGGATAAAGAAGCAAAAGGAAGAGCAAGTGCAGGAGCAGTACGGAGCGTTTAATGGCATTGCAGAGGTTGAACCTGAGGATGGTGATGAGATGTGAAGAGTTCAAAGTATTGGCAAGAAAGGTTTACTCAGTTAGAGGATGCGACGAATAAGGATGCTATGAAGGTCTACATGGATGTAGATCAGGCGTACCAAAAGGCACAAGCGGAGATTGAGGCTAAAATAAATACTTGGTATCAGAGGTTTGCGACCAACAATCAAATATCCATGGCTGAAGCCAGGAAACTTTTAACATCTGGAGAATTAGAAGAATTCAAATGGACAGTTGAAGAGTACATTAAGCACGGCAAAGATAATGCAATAAGCGGGCAGTGGGCAAAAGAGCTTGAGAACGCTTCAGCAAGGTTTCATATATCAAGGTTGGAAGCTTTGAAAATTCAAACACAGCAAAGCATTGAAGCTTTGTATGGCAATCAGCTTGATACGGTTGACAAGGCTATAAAAGACATGTACTCAAGCAGGTACTACAGGACAGCTTTTGAATTGCAAAAAGGCTTTGGAGTCGGTGTAGTTATGGACCGGCTTGACAATGCTACTTTAAGCAATATAGTCAATAAGCCCTGGGCAGTAGATGGAGCGAATTTCTCAAGCAGGATATGGAGTAATAAGCAAAAGTTAGTTAATGAACTTCACAGCTCTTTGACAAGGAATATAATTACCGGAGCGGATCCGGCTAAAGCCATAAAAGAGATAAAGTCTAAAATGGGTACATCAAGCTATGCAGCAGGCAGGCTCATAATGACAGAGTCAGCATATTTTAGCTCAGTAGCTCAAAAGAATGTTTTTGGCGACTTAGGAGTGGAAAAATATGAGATTATAGCTACATTGGACAGTAAGACATCTGAGATATGCAGAAGGCTAGACGGTAAAGTGTTTGACATGAAAGACTTTCAAGCTGGAGTCACAGCTCCGCCGTTTCATCCATATTGCAGAACTACCACAGCCCCACATTTTGATGATTGGGAAGAGCTTGGCATTGACAGTGAGCGAGTCGCAAGGAATGATAAAGGTGAGAAGTACTTTGTTGACGGCAATATGACTTATAAAGAGTGGGAGAAACAATATGTCAATAAGGATGCTGCTGACGATGGTAAGGCATTGAATATTGATACGCAAAGTGGTAAAGTGAAAGTATCAGAGGATATACCTGAACTAAGTAAGCTAAAAGCTTCACGTATGGAGGATGATGATTATAACGAATATTTCGATATCGTAAACAATCATAACAACGAAGATATCAGAAGACTTTACAAACTATATGCAAATGAAATAGATGAGATAAAGCTTTTAGGTTCAAAAACTGCTGCATATGATTCAGCCTCAAATAGCTTGAGTTTTAACTATAACAGTAGTAGCAAATACCCTGAAATAAATAAATTTGGAACACTTGCTCATGAGTACGCTCATTTCTTTGATGGAAAAGCGGTATTTAACAATATCAATTTTAAGGAAGTGGAGGCCATAAGAGACGCAACGTGGATGAATAACTACTTTAAATCAATTCCAAGCTCAAGTGATGAGTTCCTTGAGGCGCTAAGAAAGGACAAAGAGTTCTTGAGTTCAATATTAACTCCAGAGCTTAAACTTGAGCTTAAAGCGCATAACGCAAGTCACGGAGTGCAAGATGCGATTGATGGGTTGTTTCCAAACTCAAGGATAGTATGGGGGCATGGAGAGAGATATTACAATCAGATATATTCTAATATTGAATATTTCGACAAGTTTGCACGAACGTCAAACAAGAAGGCATTGAAACAAGTTTATGCAGATAAGGGCTTTGATGTAAGCAATTACGGCAAAGTTAAGATAATCTGCAGACAGTATACGGCAGCATCGGAAGCGTGGGCGAATATCATAAGCGCAGAAGTCTGTGGCGGAGAAGAGTTGGAGTATGTGAAGAAGTATTTACCCAACAGTTACAAAGCAATACTTGACATATTGAAAGGAGTAAATTAGTGGATAAATTAGAAGAGGCTCTTGAGCTTTACGAAAGAACGTTTGAGGAATCATTTCCAACCATACCCTTACTGATGGATAATTCAGACGAAGATGTTATCAGGATGATAAATAAATGTGTATCGCAAAACAAAGACGTGTACGGCATGGGGTTTCTGGAAGAGAAGGCTATATATTAATATAAGTTTTTAAGCACCTAAACTAGGGTGCTTTTTTATTGCCGTCTTTTAGGTCTTTGCAGACGATAAAGAACAAAGAAAAGAAGTGGATTGAACCACGTAAAAAAATGTATGAAAGGAATTAGAGAACATGAAAAGAGAAGATTTTATAGCACTTGGAATTGATGAAGAGTTAGCGAGCAAATGTGAGAAGGCAAGCAGTGAAGAGCTTAAGAATTATGTACCATATGAGCGATTTAAAGAGCTTGTAGATGAAAAGAACAAGCTTAAGACGGATATAGCTGATAGGGATAAGCAGTTTGAAGCATTAAAGAACTCTTCAGGAGATGTTGAGGCAATGAAGGAGCAGATAGCAACCCTTCAGGCAGAGAACAAGTCAAAAGATGAAGCACACGCAGCGGAAATCAGACAGATGAAAATCAATAGTGCGTTAGAGTCTGCACTAATCAGTTCTAAGGCAAAGAATTTAACAGCGGTCAAGGCACTTATCAAGGATCTTGACAAGGCAGAGCTTCAGGATGATGGCAGTATAAAAGGCCTTGAGGAGCAGATAACAGCTCTTAAGAAGTCTGATAGCTATTTATTCGAGGAGACTACTGCAGCAAAGCCAAGCTTCAAGGGATTTCAGCCGGGAGTAGCAAAGAAAGAAACTACTACAGGAAAAGTAGATATGTCAAGAATGTCCTATGATGAGTTGGCAAGTTATATTGAGAACAATCCAGATATCGGATAACAGAAAGGAAAATTACTATGAAATTTGATGCAAAGAGTTTTAACGAAAAAGCATTTGGCGCTTATATGTCAGCTATTCCAAATGTAAAGCTTAATAAGTTAAGAGAGTCAAAGGCAGTTGTTAGTGATCCACGTCTTGCGGATGCATTTAAGAACAACACTCAGACGGGAACAGTGTACGCTGTATTGCCGTATTTTGGTAGAATCAGCGGTAATGCTCAGAACTATGACGGCCAAACAAACCTTACTCCTGAGCGTACTACAACATATGAGCAGGGAGTATTTACTTACGGCCGTATGATGGGATGGACTGAGGCAGATTTCAGCTATGACGTAACAGGCGGAGTTGATTTCATGGCGAATGTAAGAGACCAGATAATGACATACTGGAACGGAATAGATCAGGATGTGCTTTTGTCTATCCTTAAGGGCGTTTTCGGAATGAGTGGAACAGGAACAGGTAACATTAAGACCGCAAACAAGGCCTTTGTTGACGCACACACTTTTGACATTTCAGCTTCAACTGAAAACAAGAAGACTGATGATACTATGATTGTTGGCGCTACAACTCTTAACAGTGCCATTCAGAAGGCTTGTGGAGACAATAAGCAGAAGTTTAGTTTAGTTGTATGCCATTCCACAGTCGCAACAAACCTTGAGAATCTTAACCTTTTGGCATATCTCAAGTACACAGACGCAGAGGGAGTTGAAAGAGATCTTGGTATGGCTACTTGGAACGGCAGACTTGTAATCATTGACGACTCTATGCCGGTAGAGGTTAAGAATGTAGGTGCGACAGGCGGAGACGTGTCTATTTACACATCTTATGTGCTCGGCGAGGGAGCAATCGGCCTTGAGGATGTAGGGGCAAAGGTTCCGTATGAGATGATCAGAGATGCCAAGACAAACGGCGGAGAGGATACTCTTATCTCAAGAAGAAGAAATGCCGTAAGTGTAGCAGGTATATCATACCTTAAGGCGAATCAGGCTACAAACAGCCCTACCAATGCAGAGCTTGAGAACGGCTTGAACTGGTCACTTGTTCAGAGCGATAATAAGACAATCCCTCATAAGGCTATTCCGATAGCAAGAATTATTTCAAGAGGGTAATATGCTTGAAAGGATAAAAGAGAGATTGCAGTCCATGGGGTATGCAGTAAAAGATGGTGATGATATTGCTATCAGCTTTGCTATGCAGAAGGTTGAAAATACTATAAAGAACGATTGCAATATCTCCGCTATCCCTGATGGTCTTATGAATATTGCAATTGATATGGTCGTTGGTGAGTTCCTTATGTCGAAAAAGACATTTGCTCCTGACGACCTTTTAAATTTCAATCTGGATTCAGCTATTAAGCAGATACAAGAAGGCGATACAAATATATCTTTTGCAGTGGGCGAAGGCAGTAAGACTGATGAGCAAAGACTTGATAGCTTTATTAACTATCTTTTGAATTACGGCAGAGATGAATTTATCACTTACAGGAGATTCAGATGGTAGATGCATGGAAGCAGGCAAGAAAAGCCGTAGAGGGCAGATATAAAGGGCTCTGTGACATACTGGAAAAAAGAAAGGTAAAAGATGAGGTTACTAAGACTACTGTATTGAAAGATATAGCGGTCTTAAGTAATCAGCCTTGCAGGTTGTCATACAGTAGCTCCGGCACAGCGAATCAGACTGATACAGTGTCAAATATAGAACAGACTATTAAGCTATTTATTGCTCCTGAGATTAAAATTGCTCCGGGATCTAAGCTGAGAATTACTCAAAACGGTACAACCACTGACTACATATCTAGCGGAGTACCTGCCGTATATGAGACACATCAGGAGGTATCCTTGGAGCTTGAAAAGGAGAATGCTTAATGGCAAGTTGGGGAAGAGCAGACTTTGAAGCTTTTAGGGACATGCAACAGAAGTTACAGCGACTACAGAATATTGACATGGAGGCCTTTTGTACTGAGTGTAGTAAAGAGATTGCAGCGAGGCTTTTAGCTTTAGTTATACCAAGAACTCCCGTAGGCCAGTATCCTGCAAGAAGTGGAAAAACAGGCGGAACGCTAAGGCGTGGCTGGACTGCTGTAGCAGATATCACAGTAACTAAGCAGGGTAATAATTATACGGTTATTATATCAAACCCTGTAGAATATGCGCCTTATGTTGAGTTTGGCCACAGAACCAGAAATGGTGGATATGTAGAGCCTCAGTATATGCTTACAATCTCAGAGGAAAAGCTTAAGAATGTAATCCCTGCATTGCTTGAGAGGAAGATAAAAAGAAAGTTGCAAGAGGTGATGAATGGCGGAGATTAATGTGCCTATGATTTTAGATGCTATTACGGTAGCTTTAGACAAGGTGTCGCCAAATGCAAATATATATATTGATAAGGTCGAACAAGGCCTTGAGGATGGCGATATCTTAGTCAGGTTGATAAATATCGAATATATGAGAAGAAGTACAAGAGACCTTCAAAGAGTTGTTCCAGTATTCGATATTATTTATTTCCCAAAGGCGGGCAATAAAGATTGTATGACTATGGGCGATATTTTGTCGGATAAGTTGGCCGTTATAGAGTTGTCAACAAAGGATATTGTGAGGGCGATTACAAAGTCATTTGAGATTATTGATGGGGTACTACATTTTAAAGTGTCATATCCGTACGATACGATTAAATATCAAGCCGAAGAGGACATGACAAAGGTTATTTTAAACAGAGGTAATTAAGATTGAAAAAGACAGAAGATAACAATGTTAAGCATACAAAAGAATCCATTATGTCGTCTTCAAAATATGCCGACTGCAAGGATGTGATAAACATCTTACTTGATAAGGATACGGAGTATTCAATAGATGAGGTGGATGAAATGATAGATGATTTTTTGAAAGGTGAGGTGGAATAATGGCGTTAGGCGGAGGAATTTGGACAAGTCAGGACAAGATTTTACCTGGAACATATGTAACATTCTCAAACGCAAAGAGAGCAAACGCATCTTTATCAAGTAGAGGTGTAGTCGCATTGCCTATAGCCCTTGACTGGGGCGAAAAAGGCAAAGTGTTTGAGGTCACAAGAGAAGATTTTATGACAAGAGCAAAAGAGATCTTTGGGCATAGGGCAGATGATAAGGTTATGGTAAACCTAAGAGAAGTATTTGCTCACGCAAAGAAGGCTCTTGTTTACAGATTGGTTGCAGGAGATGCAGTATCGGCAAGTAATACTCTTGCAACAGCTAAGTATCCCGGAACAAGGGGCAATGACATAAAGATTGTAGTTGCTGCTAATGTGGATAAGCCAAGTGCATTTGATGTAAGTACGTACCTTGAGGAGATGCTTGTGGACACTCAGACAGTAGATAATATGGCAGGCTTAAAGGACAACCCTTACATTACTTTTAAGCGTTCAGGATCACTTTCAGCAAGTGCAGGAATGCCTCTTACTGGAGGTACCAACGGCGGAGCAATCACAGGGGAAGTATATACAAAGGCTTTGGAGAGCTTTGAGTCATATTCATTCAATGTATTGTGCTGTCCAACAAACGATACAACTATAACCAAGCTCTTTGCTACTTATACAAAAAGGATGAGAGATGATGTCGGCGCTAAGTTCCAGACGGTTACATACAAGTCTGATGATAACTTTGAAGGCATTATATCGTTAATAAACGATGCTATAGCAACTGATAAGCATTCACTGGTTTACTGGGTATCCGGAGCAGAGGCAGAATGCGGAGTAAATGAAACGCTCACAAATGCCGATTATGATGGAGAGTATGAGGTTGTAGCAGACCTTAAGCAGTCACAGCTTGAGACAGCTATTAAGCAGGGCAAGTTCGCATTTCACAATGTTAATGGCAAGGTTAAAGTTCTTGAGGACATTAACACTTTTACATCATTTAGAAATGACAAAGACGAAGCCTTTGCATCAAATCAGACAATCAGGGTAATAGATCAGATAGCAAATGATATTGCAGTCTTGTTCAACACAAGATATTTAGGCCGTGTACCGAATGACAATGCAGGGCGTATAAGCTTGTGGAATGATGTATGCAAGGTACATCAGGAGCTTGAGAAGCTGAGAGCTATAGAGGATTTTGATGTGAACTCAGTTGAAATAGTGCAGGGCAACGATAAGAAGTCAGTGCTTTGTACTGTCAAGGATATAAACATCATAAATGCTATGACAAAGCTTTATATGAACGTGATTATTGCGTAGGAAGGAGATACATAAATGGACAACAATGCAGTTATGAATGCTTTAGATGCAATGGACGGATCGTTAGCCAGTGCGTATATAATTCTTGAGGATGGTAGAAGATATAACTTTATGCAGTTATATTCCTTTGAGGCGAGTGCAAAGATAAACTCAAAGGAAGTGCCAATACTTGGGAAGACCGGCAAAGGAAACAAGCCTTTAGGGTGGACAGGAGAGTGGAAGGGCACAGCACACTATAATCAGTCAGTGCTTAGGCAGATGTGGCTTGAATACAAGAACACAGGCAAGCTTCCGGTATTTGATATTCAGGTGACGAATGAAGATCCTAGTTCGGCAGCAGGCAGGCAGACAACAATCCTTAAAAATTGTCTGAGCAAAGGCGGAATCCTCACTAAGTTTAATGCTGATTCGGAAACGCTTGATGAGGACATAGAAGGAACATTTGACGACTGGGAAATGCCTGAAAGCTTCTCATTGCTTAAGGGAATGCAGTAAAAGGAGATTAGAATATGAGTAGAGATTTAAGCGCTTTTTTAGCGCAAAATGTAAAAAGAGTTGAGAATGTGCTATTTCCTGCGACAAACAGAGTTGTTGATGAAAAAGGGAATCCTATTCCTTGGGAGATAAGTTGTATTACAGCAACAGAGAATGCAAAGATAAGAAAAAGCTGCATGACTACCGTTCCTGTACCGGGCAAGAGAGGGCAGTATACTCAGGAGTTTAACCCACAGCTTTACTTAGCTAAGGTATGTGTAAGAACTACAGTGTTTCCAAATCTGCAGGATACAGAGCTTCAGGACAGCTATGGAGTTATGAGTGCTGAAGAGCTTATAACCACAATGCTTACTCCAGGAGAGTTTGAGGACTACTCCACAAAGGTAATGCAGGTAAACGGATTTGATAGCGATACTGATCTGGTAGAAGAAGCAAAAAACTAATTAACGGCGGTGACCCTGAGGCTAATTACGCTTACTACTGCCTTCATAAATTTCACTGGGAGCCCAGTAAGTTTGTAGAGATGACAGAAGAAGAAAAGGCCTTCATAGTCGCCGCCATTGATATTAAGGCTAAGAATGATAAAAAGGATGCTGACGAATTAAAGAGCAAGCGAAGAAGATAGGAGGCTGATTAATGGCTACAATACAATCACAGTTGGTGCTGACTGACGGAATGTCAAGCGCATTAAGGCGAATTAACTCAGCCTTAATCACTTGTATAGACAGCTTTGAGCAAATGCAGTCAACATCATCTAATCAAATAGATACTTCGGTGCTTCAAGACGCAAGGTCTAGCTTGAATCAGCTAAACAGTGAACTTGATAACACTGTAGAGAGGCAGGAGCAGGTAAGGGAAGCGTCTGAGAACACTGTAAGCTCTGTAGATATGTTGAAAGAAAGCTTTTTAAAATTAGCGGCTGCTGCAGGAGTGGCATTCTCTGTAAAAGAGTTGATGGAGCTTGGTGATACTTATAATCAGACGCAAGCAAGACTTAACTTAATCACAGGAGATTTGCAAAAAACTAAGGACTTGCAGGATGCAATTATGGAATCTGCAAACAAGTCAAGAGCTGCATATCAGGACACTGCAGACGCTGTGTCTAAGATGGGACTTATGGCAAAAGATGCCTTTAGTACTATAGACGCAAGTGGACATAAAACTCTTAATACGTCTGAGCTGGTGGCATTCTCAGAGCTTTTAAACAAGCAATTTGTAATTGCCGGAACATCAGCTCAGGGAATGAGTGCAGCAATGACACAGCTCACTCAGGCTATGGCTTCAGGAGTGCTGAGAGGAGACGAGCTTAACTCAATCTTTGAGCAGGCTCCTACAGTCATTGAAACGATAGCGGACCACTTAGGAGTTGAGATAGGTCAGATTAGGCAGTTGGCTCAAGAAGGAAAGATAACGGCTGACGTAGTAAAGAGCGCAATGCTGTCATCTGCAGATAAGATAAACGAGAAGTTTAACTCTATGCCTTATACGTACTCACAGGTGGCCACTATGATATCGAACATAACATTTGATGCGTTTGAACCACTCATACAGCTTATAGGAAGCGGGGCGCAGTTTATAGTGGACAACTGGAGCATTATAGAGCCTATTCTTGCAGGAATCGCTATAGGAGCGACAACTGCTGCCGTTGCGTGGGGGATTTATACCGCTGCTCAGTGGCTTGCAGTAGCATCTAATCAGGCAATGATTGTAAGCATGTTATCTAATCCGTTTTTATGGATTGCGATTGCAATAGGCGCGGTTGTTGCAGTTGCCTACAGATTCATTCAGTCAGTGGGCGGAATGAAGAATGCTTGGACACTTGCGCAAATGACTATGAGCATTGGCGTCGTTGCACTAAGGCTTGCATTCTTTACAGGTATTTATGCAATCATGGACTTGGCAGGAAAGTTGTCTCTCACTTGGCAGAAAACAGGTGTTGCGGTATCAAATTTCATTGGACAGATGAGAGTAAACGTATTAACAGGGATACAGAACATGTTAAACAGCGCTATCGGTATGATTAACGGATTCATTAACGCTCTTAATAAAATACCGGGAGTGAGCATTCAGGCCATATCACAGGTAACGTTTGCCACTACTGCAAAAGCTCAATTCAATGCTGAGAAAACCGCAAGGGAACAGAGCTTGGCAGGAGCAGAGGCTCAGTCAAATGCAGATAAGCTGGCGAGAACATGGGAACTTATGCGAATGAAAGGCGACATGGACAGTAAGGTCGCAGATCTAAAGGGCAAGTATTCCCAGTTTAAGGCTGAGAAGATAGCTATGAGTAATGGAGACGGAATTGACTCTTTAGGATTTGATACAGGAGCATTTGACAAGGGAGCAGGTGCAGGAGTTGCAGACAACATAGGAAAGACAGCAGGTAATACTGCGGCTGCAGCAGGTGCACTCGCAGAAACAAAAGAAAACCTTGAATACTTGAGAGACATTGCAGAACAGGAGGCTATTAACAGATTTACTACTGCAGAAATAAAGGTTGATTATTCAGGAATGACTAATCAGATAAGCTCTAATATGGATTTAGATAATGTTTTAGACGCTTTGACTGTTAAATTTGTTGAGGCTGTGCAGATGGGAGCTGAGGGGGTGCATAGTTAATGTTTAGATTTTATTTAGCAAATATGCTACTGCCTATCACTCCGTCTAAGTTGAGTTTAAAAGTTAAGAATATGAATAAGACAGTAACTCTCATAAACGAGGGCGAAGTCAATATCATAAAGACAAAAGGGTTAAAGGAATTCAGCTTTGAATTCCTTTTGCCTTTTCAAAACTACTCTTTTGCAGCAGTAAGTAAAGCAAAAAAGCAGAAAAGTTATCTTGATAAGTTGAATCAATTAAAGATAAACAAGAGGCCTTTTCAATTCGTTGTTAAAAGGCCTCACGGCTTCAAGACCAATATAAAGGTTACTTTAGAAGATTTAAATATTACTGAGGATGCACAAGAAGGCAGAGATATTAAAGTAAGCGTAACTTTGAAAGAATATAGGCATTATGGGACAAAGAAAGTTGTATTTGTTCAACCGCCTGCACCTGCTATAGGAGAGACTAAGCAGGAAGAAAAGAAGGAAGAAGCAAAGATAACCGAGAATAGAGATACATCTACTGCACAAAAGCCTAAGACTCACATAGTAAAAAGAGGTGATACTCTTTGGGGACTTGCAAAGAGATATTATGGCAACGGCTCTTTATATCCTAAAATTGTCAGTGCTAATCCTAAGATAAAGAACCCTAATTTGATTATAGACGGATGGGAGCTTGTAATACCATGACAGTAAGCATAATGATTAGTAACGGCAAAGAAGCTTACCTTCCTGCTATAAAAGAAGGAATACAGCTTGATTTGGAACGCAAAGGAAGTCCCGGAACGCTCAAGTTTGCTTATTTTGACGATGGCAATATAAAAACCGAAGAAGGTAATCAGGTAAAACTTACGGTGGACGGGATAGATGTATTTTTTGGCTTTCTTTTCAGTAAAAAGGTATCAAGTAAGGATAGCAATATTGTAGAGTGTACGGCCTATGACCAGCTTAGATATTTAAAAAACAAGGATACTTATGCATATAATAATTTGACAGCAGGAGATGTTATAAAGCTTATTGCTGAAGATTTCAGGCTCAATATTGGAGAACTTGAGGATACAGGTTATAAGATACCACGCAGAGAAGAGCAGAACAAAACTCTCTTTGATATTATCCAAAATGCTATAGACGAAACTTTGCAGAACACAGGTAAGTTATATGTCTTTTATGACAATGTTGGTAAGCTTACACTTAAGAATATTGACAGTATGAAACTTGACTTGCTTATAAATACCGATACCGCACAGTCATACGACTACAGCAGTTCTATAGACAGTAGAACATACAATCAGGTAAAAGTTGTGTATAAGAACACAAAAGAAAAGACAAATGATGTTTTCTTAGTAAAAAGCAGTGAGAATATCAATAAGTGGGGAGTTTTACAACTTAATGAGACTGTAGAAACAAAAGAGTCAGGAGCAAAAAAAGCCGAAGCGCTTCTTAAGTATTACAACAAGGTTGCTAAAACGCTTACCATAAAAGACGCATTTGGAGACATAAAAGTTAGAGCCGGTTCGTCTCTTGTTGTTATGCTACAGCTTGAAAACACTACCGTATCAGGCTATATGGTTGCTGAAAAGGTAACTCATACCTTTAAAAATGACGAACATCTAATGACTTTAAAACTTAGAGGAGGACTGTTTAATGTTTGATTTAGTTGAAGCGGTAAAGCAGGCTGCACTTGAAGCAGTGGAGTCAAAGGATCCTATGTCTTTTAGATTTGGTAAAGTGGTAAAGGCATCACCACTCGAGATATGGATAGATCAGAAGCTTACAATACCTGAAAGCGCACTAATTCTTACAGGAATGGTCAGCAAAATCGCTTGTGAAGCTGAGGGGATAGGCAGAATTACGCTTGATAATAGTCTTAAGGCAGGTGATCAAGTAATCCTTATAAGGGTTGATGGTGGACAGAAGTACATAGTATTGGACAAGGTGAGGTGATAACATGCTTCCTTTAAACGATAAAGATATATTACAGATAGATGAGTCCACAGAGCCAAGCAATACTTTTTTTATAGACTTTGAAAAGGGTAGAATATATGGATTTGTAGATGAAAGAGAAGCGGTAAAGCAGGCGATAATGCTTATCTTAAATACTGAAAGATACAAATTTCTGATATATTCGTGGAATTATGGGGCAGAGCTTGAGGAGCTTATAGGCACACATCCTGACATAGTAGAGGATGAGGTAGAAAGGCTTATAAGCGAAGCACTGCTGCAGGACGATAGAATTACAGCTGTCTATGATTTTGGATTTAGTAGAAACAAGGATACACTTCTTGTGAGTTTTAAAGTTGATAGTATTTACGGCGATATAGATATAGAAACGGAGGTTAGATAGTGTTTGAAGAGAATACATACGAAAATATATTAAGCAGAGTCTTATCAAGAGTTGATAGCGGTATCGACAAGAGAGAGGGTTCTGTTATTTATTCCGCTGTCGCTCCGGTATGTGCAGAACTTGCACAGGCTTACATAGCACTTGATAGCCTTATAGATTGCACTTTTGCTGATACTGCACCTAGAGAGTATTTGATAAGAAGAGCATTGGAAAGAGGTCTTGTGCCGAAAAAGGCAACATTTGCAAAGGCTATAGCTGTATTTAATATTGACGTAGAAATAGGTAAAAGATTTTCAAGTTCAAGATTCAACTGGGTTGTATCTGAAAAGATAAGCGCTGGGAAGTTTTATATTACCTGCGAAACTGCAGGAAGAGCGCCGAATGCAGAAAGAGGAAGCCTTATACCTGTCGAATACATAGATGGCCTTGAGACAGCGAACATAGAAAGTATAGAGATACACGGAGAAGATGAAGAGGGGACTGAAGAATTCAGAAAAAGATATTATTCTTCTTTCGATACTCAGGCGTTTGGGGGCAATAAAAAAGATTATTACCAGAAGATTACAGCTATTGAAGGTGTAGGCGGTTGTAAGATTTTAAGGGCAAAAGATGGCAATGCTCATAATTTGCCAGGGCATATTCTTGCAATTATAACAAACTCCGAATATGGACAGGCAAGTTCAACCCTTGTTACAAATGTACAAAAGCTGATAGACCCAAAAGGGGACCAGCTTGGTGACGGCCTTGCGTCAATCGGCCACACTTGCCATATACAATCCGTAAAAACAAAGAGCATAAATATAGATACTAATATAGTTTATGACTCAGGCTACAATTTTAATGCTTTGAAATCGCATATCCAAAACGCTATTGACAGCTACTTTTTAGAGCTTAATAAATCTTGGGATACTGTAGATAATATAGTTGTTAGAATATCAAATATTGAGAGCAAGATTCTTGCCATAAATGGCGTTAAGGATATAGCAGATACTAAGCTTAACGGAACTGCATCTAATACTATATTGGATCCAGACACTATAGCTGTAAGAGGTAACTTCAATGGATAGAAAATTGATAGACTACCTTCCGGATATATTGAAAAATGTGACAGAGTTTAATCAGATGATGAGTGCCGAACAGCCTGAGATTGAGTTTTTCTGGAATAAGGGCAGTAACTACTTGAATAACAGTTTTATACTAAGTCAGGATTCTGATTCTGCTGCAAGATGGGAAAAAATATTAAAGATATCGAGCAAAGATACTGACGAGCTTGACGTAAGAAACTTAAGAATTCTTGGAGTAATGCAGGGTAGACTCCCATACACGTATAGAACTTTTTATCGTAGCCTTTTGGCTATGGTAGGCTCAGAAAAAGACTTTAAGTTAAATGTAGATATGGAGCATTACAAGGTCAGCGTAGTGGTGGCTTTATCATCAAAAGAGCTTAAGGAAGAAATAGAAAAGCTTGCTGATGAAATCGTACCTGCAAACATGGAACTTGAAGTATTACTGTGGTATGTGACTCATAGAATGCTTGAGAAAAAAACTCATGGAGAACTGGAGCAGTATACACATGAGCAAATGACGGAACTGGATTTAAGGTAGGTGATTTATGAGAGAAACGGATAATCTAAAATTGAAAATGCCTGACAGGACAGACAATTACAATGTCGAGGACTTTAACAGCAATTTTGCAAAGATTGATAAGGTCATAGGCAATAAAAAGCAGATACAAGTACAAGCTTCAAAATTTAGCACTCAAGGACCTTATACACAGCGTATAGATATAGCAGGAATCAAGGGAACGGATGTGCCTGAGATATCTTTGTTGATACCTGACGGAGTTACAGATAGTGCAAGGGTAAAGGCTATAAAAAAGGCTTGGAGTTGCGTAGACAGGATAGATACGTATGATGGTTACATAGTAATAAGTTGCTTTGTAAAAAAGCCTGAGACTGATATCCTGCTACTTATAAAGGGGGTGTAATAATGGCGCAGGCGATACTTTTGAGTGGTGGAGCAGGTGGAGTAAGTTCGGATGATGTTACAGCCTCTAAGGCTCAAGTCTTGCAAGGGTATAAGACCGTCACTACTGATAGTAATGATGAAGTTGTGGAAGGCACTATACCCAAACGTGGCACATGGTCCACAGCTTCGGAAGTTGTAAATGCTTCAGGAGAAAGTACAGTCCATGTAAGGTTTGAAGAAGGATACTACAATAAAGATGGGCAGTATAAGCCCACAGCAAAAATCCCATATGCAGTACTTACGAATGTTTTAGGGATAGATGCAAATAAAATGCTCAGCAATTTAACTATAGCAGGCACTACTGGAAATATCCTTATCAGAGGATATCATGGTCCCGATAGTGCCGAGATGTGGCTATATCCTACTGAAGGCGGTTATGTAGTCCGTTTAGAGGAGGGGTATTATCATAAAGACCCAAGTGGACAGCGGAAGCCCTATGTTATTGCACCAACTGCCTTGGTTAAAGGTGCAACAAATTATCATCCAGAGAAGACTCTTAGCGATACGGTTACTTGTAACGAGCGTGGGCAGATTAAAATGGTAGATACTAAGCTCAATAACTATACTAATAATCAGGCAAAACTTTTTGGTATGGACCCCAGTAGAGGTAAGTTGGTTATGCAGTTGGGTCATGGTAATGCTTATTACTACAGAAATGACAACTCCCCACACGTGGAGGTTGACGCAGCCGCATTAGGCACAGCAGGAGCTGATAGTGTACTGCAGTGGCAAACTGCATCTTCACAACATGGCATTAACTTTCAGGGCACTATTCCAAGATGGATATGCAATACTGGTGATGTTATATCTGCTGTTGATAATAACGGATTTGCGTGGGATGATGCTACAGGAGCAAATAGGGGAAGAGGTGTTGTAACTAAAATACCGAATGGTCATTACATACAGGGTGCAAATTATGTCTTTCTCCCATCACCTAATCTTTACCCATGGAATATAAGAGAGGGTGTAAATATAAATGGTATTGTAGGTACAATGAAAGATTCAAATGCAGGTAGAGTGGCTTTTAGGAATGCCACCTTTGACAATGTTTTAGTGTCAGGGGTGGCGAACATAGGATTGGGAAATAACCCAAATGTTTACAGTAAACCCTCCACTGAAATAAGAGACGGTATTATAAGATTTAGTAATACATCCTCAGCTTCAGGAGGAGGCCTACACCAGTATAGGAGTAATACTGTTTTGGAAGAAGCAGTTACACTTGCTCATTCTATTAATCTTTCATCTTTTAAAACTATAAGGTTAGGTTTGAAATACCCTTATGGAGGTAAGTGGTCGACAACAGGTGGAGTAGGTTCTTTAGTAGGTGTTTTATGGGCATTACCTACAAATATAACACCTGATTATTTGGCAAGCAGGAACTCAAAAATAAACCCTAATATTATAAAAAGAGTTGGTTATAAAGATGGTGTTATACCTATAGCACAAGGACAGTGGAATACACCTACTGAAATACCAGTAGGTGCAGAATATTTTGTTGATATAGATGTGTCTGATTTACAAGGCCACCATAGAATTGTTTTAGGTATGGCTGTTTCAGAAGCAAGTCACAGAGAGTGGATTACTATACAGGTTAATGTATATGTTAACAATAGTGTATCAGGAATTAGCCATATAGAGTTTATTAATTAAAGGAGATTTTAAATGAGCAAATTAATATTAAAGGATAAGACCGAGATAGAGCTTAGTACATATTACGGTGATACATTTGTCACGGTGATTGATAATTTTGCAGAATTGGATGAGTTGAAAGATAGGCTGACAGATGCAAATACTGTAATCATGACAGTTCAAAGTGACAGCGGTGAGGAGACTGTAACAGGGCTAAAGTTACAGGGCATCACCATAAATTTTATTAAAAATGAGATGGGTGTAATTACTCAGATACAAGCATTACTTATGTTCAGGGCTATGGATAAAGTGGAGCGGGTAGAATCCACTTTGACAGGTCGTATAGATGCCTTGTCAAACATGATGCTTGAATTGATGAACAGTGAAGAGGAAGGAGAAGAAAATGAGCAGTAAAAGAAAGTTAAAGGTATATGTTAGATTCTATGCATCAAGGATTAAACACAGCCTTATGACACTTGATGAAGTGCCAGAGAAGTACAGAACAGCAGTTGAGGAGTTCATGAAGACTGATGAATACTTGATGATGTAGATTGATAACAAAAAAGGCTATTTTGATAACATAAAACGGAATTTTTATAACAGAAAGAGGGGCAACTCCCTCTCTTTTATTGCAAAGAAAGGATCATTAGTAAATGCATTTTGATATTTTTAAACCTGTTTTTGATATTATGAGAGACAATACATTATTCAAGTTAGTTATAATAATGATTGTGATGGATGTGGTATTTGGAAGTTTAAGAGCTGCGAAGGAAAGGGACTTTAATTCCAGTATAGGTATCGACGGTGGTATTCGCAAAATAGGCATGCTTTTATCTTTGGTATGCCTGGTATTTGTAGACATATTATGCCCAGTGAATCTAATAGGATTTTTGCCGGATACACTAAGAGATTATATGCATATACAGGATATTTCTGTGATGGAGTTTTTTGCATTACTTTACATAGTGTATGAGATACTTTCGGTACTTAAGAATATGACATTATCGGGGCTGCCTGTGCGCAGGGTGTGGATTACGGTAAAGGGATTCCTAAAGAAAAACACAGGCGAATTTATAGAGATTGAGGACAAGGAATAACGAGGGCTTCGGCCCTCTTTTTTGATACAAGAAAGGATAAAGGTATATGATTAAAATAGGACAGGCAAGCCGTGATGAGCGTATGCGATATAGTGGCGGAATTGCAGGCAATCAGGACGGCAAAGAAGTCGAAATTCGCGAGTGGTACAACCGCCCGTGGAATAAAGTTTTAAGATGCAAAGACTCAAAAAAGGCCGAAAAGATAGCGCAGACTATGGAAAAAGCTTGCAAAAACGACTATATCGGGTACGACCAAAATCAAAGAACGACCTTATACAGCCTTTGCAAGGCCAACGGCTGGCGAATAGAGGATATAAAGACACCGTGCGAAACTGACTGCAGTGCCTTGGTTGCGGTATGTGTTAATACAGCAGGCATAAAAGTATCGGGCGATATCTATACAGGAAATGAGGCTAAGGCTCTTTTACAAACAGGAGAGTTTGAACTGCTATCAGCTCCTAAATATTTGCTATCTGATGAGTATTTAAAGCGTGGAGACATACTTTTATATGAGTTTCACCACACGGCTATAGCCTTGCAGAATGGCAGAAAGGCAGAGAAGAGCAGACCTGCACAGGTAGAGTATCCGCTTGGGTGGAATAAGTCCAAAGATGGCCAGTGGTGGTATGCCGATACTCCTCACAGTCACGTAGCGGGCAGATGGGCGTATATTGATGGACGTTGGTATGTTTTTGATCAGAAGGGTTATATGATAAAAGGCTGGTTCAAACAGGGACCAGACTGGTACTATATGAATCCTGCCGACGGCACAATGCTTTCAGGGCAGTGGGTGGATGTTGACGGTAAGTCTTACTATCTTACCCAATCAGGTCTTATGGCAAGAAATGGATACATAGAGGACGCAAGCGAAAAGCTGTACTTTTTTGTAGATGATGAGGGTAGATATGTAAAAGAGTTGGATACAGATGCGCCTGATTTAAGCAAGTATGAAATTATAGAATAGTAGATAAGGCAAGAGGCTTAATCCCCTTGCCTTTTTTTATTGCTTAAAATTTTTTTCTTTTTCTTGAATTGTGCTTTTGAGTTAAAATTTTTTGTACTTTTTTGAAAGTATCAGTTGATATAATACTTTCATGTGATCCTGATTTTTCCTCTTTTTTAAATCGAATGTATCCTGCGTAAGTTTTATTTTTTAGCATTACTTTTACTGAGTTTGCTGAAAACTCTTTACCGCGTTTTCCTTTGTATCCAGCACGATTGAGTATCCGGGCTGTTTCAGATAAGTTATGCGTTTCTAAGTATGCTTCAAAGCACAGTTTAACGCAATCTGCTTCTCTTTCTATGATTTTCAGTTCATCATTTTTACTAGTGTAACCTTGCAAAAATGCCGGTGCATACTTGCTCTGCTTGAATTTTTCATCAAGCGCAAAGCTCACTCTTTCGCTTGTGAGCTCTCGCTCTAGTTGAGCAAAAACTCCCAAAATGCCTACAATCGCACGCCCGAAAGGTGTGCTCGTATCAAACGCTTCAGTATATGAAACCAAGTCAATGTTTAGTTGATTCAATTTATATACTGTCTGATACAAGTCAGACACGCTTCTTGTGAATCTACTTAATGCCCAGAAAAGAATAATATCAAATTTCTTTTCTTCTGCGTCTTGTATAAGCTCCTGTACTGCAGGCCTGTGTGTCATATCTTTTCCACTTATCCCTTCATCTGCATACAATTTATAGATGAAGTAATTTTTGTCAGAGCAGTACTTTCTCAAAGTTCTTTCTTGTGCTGCTAAAGAGTATCCTTCTCTAGCTTGATCAAGAGAAGACACCCGGATATATATATTGCAACTTTCTTGCTCATATGATAAAATGCCTTTGCCTTTCTTTTGAGGTAGGCCCTGTAGTTTTGCTTTGGTCGGCTGCTACAGGGCCGTTTTTGTTTTTTTTCATATGCTTCTATTCAGCTGGATTGTAGAATATACCATCATCATTAATATATTCGATTACCTCATCTTCAGTTATGGATAATGTGCCAGCTACAGATAATCCATTGTTTAGATCTAATGTAATCTGATACTCACCGATCTCCGAAGGTCTGTCATTTTCTATTCCATCAACTGTGCCATAATACGCACCTGAAATCATGCTGTCTATTTGTCTTTGTTCCTTGGCTGTAAAGCTTCCGTATGTTCTTCCAATCATCATTTCTTTTTTCATATATCCACCTTTCTTCTTTGCTTACAGTTTGTGTTTGCTGGTCGGCTCTGTAAGTTTTTGTAAATTCCTTATTTATCTTACAATATTATTTTACTCTATTATTAGAGTAATGTCAAGCGGTTTTTACTCTATTTTTAGAACTTTTTTATTGCTTTTAAGTATGGTGTAATATATACTGAAAGTGAGGCAGGAGGTAATTATGATCAGGTATAAAATAGATATTATGAAAGAGCTGACTGGCAAAGGGTATTCTTATACTCGTATAAAAAAAGAAAAATTGCTATCAGCTCAAACTTTAGAAAATATAAAGCGAGGGAAGTCTATCACATTAGATACGCTTAATAAAGTTTGTCTAATGACTAATTTACGCGTGGAAGATATAATAGAAGTAATCGCAACAGATGAAGAGAAGGAAAGGTATTATTAGCATAAAGTATTTATTTATAGAGTGATGTAACAAAAAAGGCAAGGGGCTAAATCCTTGCCTGTTCTGAAGCATGACATTCAATGTACGTTCACTACAGTTTTTCATTGTAAGATTTCCTTATCTGTGTTATGTTATATTTAACAGATAGGACGGTGTGAGTAAGTCCACCGTCCCCTGTTACCTCTTTGCTAGCTATTCGCTAGCTTTTTCTTTTTTAGCCATCTCTCGAACATCACTGATAGCTTTTTGAACCTCATCCATAGTCTTGCAAGCTGCAAACTTGTCAGCCACAAGATTAAGAATGACTTCCATTTGCTTATCTGTCATACTCTCCATACGAGCTCCTTTCTCCACCTACTCTTGGCTATTAACGGTTAAGAAGTACTCTCCTTAACTATCTTTATTATACCCTATATATGGGGTAATGTCAAGCTTTTTATAAATAATTTTGTATTATTTTTTCTTTTTCCTCAGGTACCTCCTTGTACTCCAATATGTCACCCGGTTGCAACTCTGCAAGGCAACAAACTTTATTGAGCGTATCAAGTGTGATGTTCCCACCGTCTTTTAGCGACTGAACAACACTTTTTGAAAGGATTTCCCTTTGTAGCACCGTTTGAGTGTAACCCGCCGCTTTGAGAGTGGCGAGGATGTCTATTTTAAATTTTATCATATATCCATAATCCTTATGCTTCCGTTATTACTATGTCGTCAAGTTCACTGTCATACTTGTACTCATATGCACTTACGTAGTCACATCCTGACAAAAATTCGCCGTCTTCATCTGCTTCATAGCAGTCGATAAAGTATTCCGTAACATGATAAAACTTGCCATAAGGATTGTAATAGCAATCAGGTTTATATTTACTCAATTCTTTCATTGCTTCTTCTTTTGTGCTGTACTTTCCTAAGCCTACCGGATCAGGGTCGTCAAGCGCACAACCTGCAGCGATGCTCATTCTTTTGGAAAATTTTATTTCTGCCCTAAATTCCTTAACTTCAAACACTTCCAT